CACTGACTCGTTTGACTGTTGACATTTAAAGGTCCTTTGTGTTATTTATGCGGTCAAGAAAGTCTGCCATGGGCATGTGTCGCAAATTGTCAACATTGGAAAATTCAGGAATCGCAGCAGTGGTATCACCCATCACACGGTGAAAACTGATTTTGGGAAAATCTCGACAAATTGTTACAATTTGTCGTACCCAGTTGCCAGTGTAAGTGGGCAAACTTGAACTTTTTCTGTAGAATTCAGTGTCAGCATATACATTGTTGAATCTGTTGTTGGTACTTGGTCCCATGTCAAACCCAATGAGATACACTGCCAAATGCCGGTCTATTGCTGCTACACCCACAGCAATTGGTCCTGAACTGAACCCAAAATAACTTTGTGGCACGGACCGTGCGCCCAATCCAGGCAAGGGTTTTCTGGTGTACATCAGATGTTTTTCAGCATAACCAGAATTTTGTATGGTGTGTGCAATGGCTTTGTCTGTGCTGATCAACACATCCGGAACAAACTCTCTGTACAAGGCATTGCACCCGTAGATTCGCCCATGCGGTTTCAACTGATCCAAATTTACACTCAATCGGCTGACGCCGTTGCCCAATACAAATGCTGCACTCATAAAAAAGTCCTCCCATTATGTATCTGGGAGGACTTGGTAGTGTTACAAATTAGGATTGAACGTTGTCCACAATGGCCAGATCCAACAGATTTTGTTGTCCTGTGGTCACAGTGCCTGTGTTGGCAGCGCCAGTGGTGCCTGACTTGATCACTGTGCCTTCGTCGGTGAAGAAGTTGGTCACATATCGTTTGTCTGCAATCACCGAAGTGGCTGCGTAAGTTGAGCCGCCGGTCCAATCCAGCAAGAATTTGTTGGTAAGTTTGCTGATTGTGGTAGCAGTTGAATCGCCTGTGGTAAAAGTAATAGCCATTAGTCCAGCAGCCGGAGTCACATCGTCATCCAGCACACACACGCCCACTGAATTAGCAGTGCCTGACCCTGCACCGCCCACCGATGTTGCTGTGAAAATTGTGCCTACACCAAAGTTGCTTGGAGCACCTGCTGCTGCCCAATCAGTGGTACCCACTGACACAATTTGATAGGCCTGGCCAACCACAAAACTTCCATCGTTGACGCCAGTGACGTCGCCCACCAGATACTTGTGGCTGCCTTTTTGGCGGATGACATAGCCTTGGGCCACACCAATGCCTGAGCCTGACGGATTGGCAATGTTCACAGTTACATCAATTCTAGGATTGGTTGCACTGGGGGTATCAGTTGGTGCTGCACCGCCCACAACGCCTAGATATTCAGTGGTGTTGAGTGTGTTGGCAGTGTTGACTACCGGTGCGGTCAATGACCCAAAGTTAGGAAAAGCAAGATCCACACTGACGCTTGCGCCGCCATTGCCAGATCCTGTGCTTGTTTTTTGTATTTTAAGAGGACGTCCCATTTTGTTTCTCCTTAAAGAAGTCCGATCGGAGTTCTAGTCCGTACGCGGTGGGTTAAACCGCATAAAACGCAGAATTGCGTTGACAAGTATTTATGGATGTAGTAAAATAATTAACCGCACTGCATGTGCTGTAAATATTACCATGGACTCAAACGAAATCATCACCGACGTTGCTCAACTGATCGAAGAAGGCAACCGACTGCGCGGCGAGAACCGCCCAGATCAGGCACTCAAGTGTTACATGCTGGCCATGTGTCACGATCCCAATTCAGCCGCAGCATTCAACAACTACGGCAATGTCATGCGTGAGTGTGGACAGCCCAAAAGAGGCATACCGTTTCTAGAGTATGCAACTGTGGTAGATCCCAACAATGTCACAGCACGTTTTAACTTGGCTGTGAGTTATTTGATTCAAGGCGACTATGCTCGTGGTTGGCCAGCATACGAAGCACGTTGGGAATATGAGCATCTTGCCGGCAGTTTGCCGCAGCATGCTCAACCTCGTTGGACTGGGCAAGATTTAAAAGACAAAACTATCTTGGTAATAGGTGAACAAGGTCACGGAGACAACATACAGTTCTGTAGATTCTTGTTTAACTTGCATGCTGGAGGAGCACGAGTATTGTTTCAAACCACTGAAGGGTTAATTCCATTATTAAACACCAGTCCTGTTATTGCTTGGATTGGACGCTACATCGATCAACCACCTGAGTTTGACTACTGGGTGCCTATCATGAGCATACCCGGAGTACTGGGCGTTACCTTGGAAAACTTGCCTAACCCTGTGCAGTACATCACTGCACAACCCGATCGTCAGGCTGCATGGTTACAAGTACTAGGTGCAAAGAAACGCATGCGAGTGGGCTTTTCTTGGAGTGGTCGTAGAGATGCCTGGCTGAATCGTCACAAAGGCATGCCTTTTGAAACTGTGTTGGCCATGATCAAACGCAATCCACAATACGAATGGATCAACTTGCAAGTGGATGCCACTGCTGAAGAAGAAGAACAATTGACCGAAGCAGGTGTCACACGCTATCCTGGAGCCATTGCTAGTTTTGCTGACACAGCAGCCTTGATTGCACACCTTGACGTGGTGATCAGTGTGGACACTGCCATTACACATCTAGCGGCAGCCATGGGCCGACCCACCTGGTTGATGTTGCAGTGGTTTGCCACAGACTGGCGTTGGATGCTGGACAGAGATAGCAATCCTTGGTACAGCACAGTACGCATCTTCCGTCAACCCAGCATGGGCGATTGGACATCAGTCACTAAGAAGATAGAACAATATTTGAATTGGTTTAAAGTTTGATTATTTGTGAGCGAGCTCTAAATACCACGGACTAGGTTGGTGTTTGATTGCGAACATTTTTTTAATCTTTAACCCAGCACTGCTTATCATTTCTGCATATTCATCAATATGATATACTTCTTGCAGTAAAATTATACCGTCTTCAGTCAAATGTTTAACAATATTTGTAAAGAAGTCTTGATGCGCCTGCCATTCTTTATCCACAGTGATTCTGGTTAGATGATTTCTGGGGATGTCAAATAGTTTGGCGGTAAATTTCCCTGGAAAATTTGGAGGATTTGATACCACAAGATCAAATTTTATATTTTTGGATAAATTTTTCAAAGTCGCTGCATGTGTATATGAAACTTTTCCAATAAATCTGTCGGGCATGTGTTGGATGGTTTTTACACAAGCATCAATGGCCGGTTTGTGCATTTCTAAAAAATGTAAATTTTCACAAACACCATCTGCCAGCAATCTAAATCCAATTACGCCATGTCCACTACACCATTCCAAACAATTTGTAAACACTCTGTTGGGATACAAAAATTTCAATATCATTGGAAAATATTGACCTACTTCAATACCGCCACCTTCCAAAGTTTCGTTATAAAATACAAAAAAATCATTGGCTACTGGAAAAGTTAAATTGAACTCTTGATAGTTTTTTGATTGATAAAAATCATTTTCAGAAAAAATATTGTCTATGATGTCTAACTCAGACAGTGCAAGATAATTTGCAGAATTGTGTGTTGTTAAAATTTCTTTTTTTATTGCAGCAGGAAGGTTATGAAATTCATGTTCATTGGCACATTCTGGCCAACTGGGATCTCGAATGTTTTGGTAAAATTTGTTCCATCTATTCATGCAAATACTTAGTCAACAAAAAAGGGCCTTGCGGCCCTTTTTGTCCTTCCCATCCCTGGGTTGGATTCTCTGATTAGGAGAATGACAAGTTGGAAACTGCGATCTCACCAACATAGTCACCGGCATTGCCGAATGAACTAGCAGTGTTGGTCAATTCGATGTAACCATAACGTGTCATGAATGACACAACTGGTTCGAATGTTGTAGGATCAAGCACAACACCGCTGCTCATCAAAGGAATGTATGGGCAGTAGAATGCTGGTGCGTCAGCTTCTGAAGAACCTTTGTAACCGACCAATACGCTTTGTGTGTCAGCAGCATAGCTGTCAACGAACACACGCATACTGCCGTTCAATGTACCAACAAACTTGGTGTTGGTAGGTGCTTCAAATGTACCTTCTGTAGTGCGAGCAAAAGCAGAAGTTGTTGCAGATTGCAACACTGTCAGTGCAGCTGAGCTAACCACAGCGTAGTTACCAGCGCCACGACGAGTGCGTTGAGCAATCAAGTTAGCAACACGGTTAACCAACACAGCCAATGCGGCGTGTTCGTCACCAACAAATGTTGCTGTACCAGAAACAGTTGCTTGGTTGTATGTGAACTCAGTGGCAGCCAATGAGCGCAATGACAGCAAAATTTCCTGATCAATCTCAGCAGTAATCTCTTGAGCCAATGCTGCCATGATTTCTGCTTCAACGTCAATACCATGCATGGCTTGTGCGTCTTGTGCAGATTCAAATGTCCAACGTGCTTGCAACTTACGTGTGCGAGCTTCAACAGCTTGTTTCAAGATTTGAACGGAAATTTGCTTACCGCCAGTACCTTCCATGGTAGCAGTGTTGCCACCAGTGTAGTTAGTAGCAGTGGCTGTACCAGCAGGCACAGTAGAATATGCTTGAGCAATTTTGAATGGGCTCAATGCTTCTTCACCTGCTGCTACGGAAGTAGCGGCTGCACTGTTGTCTGTCAAACTGTTGGCGTAACGCACACGCAGAGTGTGGATTTGACCAACGGGACCAGTCATGGGCTGAACGCCAACCAACTCGTTAGCAATAACGGTGGGCATAACACGACGAATCACTGGCAGAATAACACGGTTAAGTGTTGCAATATTACCAGCAGCAGTTGAACCTGCGCTTGCATTCTCTTTCAAATAGCGACGAGTATTCTCGAGGATTACGTTCATGCTATTGCGTCGAGTTCCATTAAGACCTTCTAACAG